ACTATTATGTGTACACAATGTAACACCTGTTTGGGCCTACAACGATGTTTAGAATACAAAAGACCTGATCATTACAAGAAATCTTGTGATGGAATTTACTGGATTACGCTAGAATGTGCTAGTTGTAGGGGGCGATAATATGGGGAATCGATACACAAAAACAAAATTTACAGCTAGACAAGTAAAGACATTAAACAAGCTTAGATCTGAATTGTTTAGAATTTATTTCGACAGAAAGGAAAAAAATGACAGTAACCAATCTTTAATTCGATTGCTTAGAGCTGCAGAATACATTGAAACTTCTCTTGAACTAGCTGAGAGGTGGGTAGAATGATTATAGAAGTGCAAGCTTGCACCTCTAGAATATGCAGTACAGCGTTTTTTTGCAGCTTATCTGCAGCTTTTGAGGAGAAATTGCAATGAGTCGCCCTCGTTCCACTGACCCAAGCGTCGCATTGTCAATTGCTGTGCCTCAAAGTTTGAAGACACGGCTTGACCAGGAGTTAAGTTACAAACAATCGCGTTCTAAGTGGGTATGTCATGCAATAAATGAGAAACTTAACCAGGAGTTTGATGTTAGCTCTATTCCTACTGGTCAATTATTAGGAATGTTGCATTATCGAAATGTAATTGATACTGAATTACTTACAGCGCTAAGGATGCGAGTTGAGGAAATTGAAGCACTACAATAAGATACAGTAACCTTTCACACCAAACAATTCTCTCGTTTTGTTCTTTGTCTATGGGTGCTATTGCTTCCACTTCTTTTCCAACCTTTTCAACAGCTTAAGAATTTCTTCTAGTAAATATTCAGTGTGACTCATTTCATTCACCTATTTTATTCAAAGATTGGGATGTCTCTTTTATTTTGAACATAATCTCTTCTCTTGAGCTTATTTCATATTCTTCTATTGTTATGTTGTAATATGCAATTTTGTTTACAGGATAAAATAAGCTAAGATGATTAGTTGCTACATGGTCAACTCTCAATGAATATGGATTTCCAGCACCCCACTCTTGATTATATGTACCAATTAACGAATTATCGAAAGGTTGGCGGTTTGCAGACCATACACCGAACTCGGGGGCATCAAAAAATGATTCAGGTCGTACAGACATTAACGCCCAATTTACCGGCCTATTTGCACCAGGGATAACTGCTGGCCCTAATTGTTTCAGATCTACTATTTTCCAAGCATAGTTCTCTCTATCATCTTCAAAAATAGTAGTTAATCGGTAATCTCCCGAAGTTATTGATTTGGGTGGTGCAAGACTGGTGATGTCATTAGAAAGTGTCAATCGTCGTCCTGTGCGCCTCATCTCTTAGCCTCCTTGTGTGCTTGTCTTACTGCGGCCTTGAAACCGCCTTTCTTCCATTCACCGTTTCGCTTCTTGTACTTTGGAGCTACTCTTTTGAATGCTTTCTTGTATGCTCGTTGATATGCAGTGGTTTTCTTGCCTTTTGGCGCTCTTGCTGCATCAACTGCACCGACTGATGTGCCCTGGACAAAACCCTGGACTGCTTCCGGTGGTAAACCGGCAGCCCTAGCGGGGATTTCTAGGAGCGTGTCGGCTATTGTAACGAGCAATTTCGCTACTTGTTCTTTAGATGCCAAGGTATCAACCTCAAGCGCCTTGTTGTGATAATGCTAAGGCCATTGCAGCCGCTTCTGACATCTTCTCTACAGTGCATTCCATTGTAACGCTGATGTAGACATCGGTTGTAAAGGCTGCATCTGCACGACCGCCTAGGAACATGCTATCAACAGCAATCAAATAACCGTTAGTCCAGTGTTGAGGGGCTACATCTAAATCGTGGGATACATATTGTGGGGGACCTGCAGCAGCAGCGTTGTTGTCTGCAACTAGTGTACCAGTTGACACAATTGCTCTGTTGGAAGGTAGAACCATACCAGTTTGACTTTGAGTCAATAGTTGAAACTGTGCTGCTCCACCGTCATTAGCGCCTAGTGTTACTGTGGTGCCGTCTGCTTCGGTGTAGGAAACAGCAATATTATGAATTCTCAATACTGATTTGCCTAGGGCATCAACATATGCACCCAGGTCAAGAGGGGTTTCTTGATAGGTATTGTTATTCTCTGCGTTCAAAGTCTGTCTAAGGAAAAAGGAATCACTTCTAGCCATACCCTTTCATGATAGGAAGAGGTTTATAATACTACTCCAGTAATCGTCGCTATACGCCTATGCTCTGCGCTAGGGATTTCTACTGAAAAACGCAACACCTAGCGGCAAAACTAGGTTTATTCTACATTCATTATGAATGAAACTATATACTAACGCCATCTAGGACTATTATGTGTACACAATGTAACACCTGTTTGGGCCTACAACGATGTTTAGAATACAAAAGACCTGATCATTACAAGAAATCTTGTGATGGAATTTACTGGATTACGCTAGAA